GCACCGTTCCAGCTGTTGACGATGGATTCAACCAGGTCCCAACAGCTGGAAGCGGCGCGCACTTACGCGAAAAAGACTTTTACTGAGAAGCCGCTTGCGCCTGCGTAGCGATCGTGTCGTCTTTGACGCGCGAGCTCGACGTGGTACCGAAGAAATATGATGTGGCCGCTTTGGCTTCTGCCCACAGATACCCGGACATGTTGCCGATCAAGAGCCAGCCCTGCGCCGGGATCTTGTTCACGGCATCGCCCCAGCCCACTAGGATGGCCAACTGCGCGATCGAGATTGCAAACGCGCCACCGATGATCGAATATGCCAGGTATGCCGGCGTGTTGTCCTTGACGGCGATCTGACGCTCACGCGCGCTAGCCCGGTCTTGCACGTCGGCATTCCAACCCGCCTCCTGGTGCGCCGCGTTCAGCTTCGCCAGGTCGATGTTGTTCTGAGCGATGAACTCTGAATGTCGCGTCTCAGCCAGCTTCAGCTGGACAATCTGATCTCCAGTGAGTTTGCCCTGCGCCAGTGCGTCAGCGATCGATTGTGCGCGGGTTCCCAGGTCACTGGACGCGGCCGGCGAGATCCCGAGTACCTTTTCCAGTTCCTGCACTCCCGTGGCCGCCAGCGGGCCGCCTAGCATGCCTGCGATGGTGGGGGCAAACGACGCGATACTGGTGCCGATGCTACCGAGAATGTCACTGAAGCCGCTCACTGGGAATCCTTCCATTTGTATTGAACTTCGATACAGGGTGCACCATTTGCGGCGACCATGAATGCTTTGAATGCCGTCGTGCTGCTCGCCACAGCTAGCTGCGGAGATTTGCCCGGCGGCGCGAGTTGCGCATGCGACGTGCCGAAAATGGTGCATCCTTCGACATCCGATCGGAACCCGAGCGACACGTCCCCGGCCCAGTTGCCGATATGGAGTTCGCACGCTACACGATTCGGCACGTTCTCTAATTCGTACACGTCGTACCCGAATTTGGAACTTGTCCGCAGATGCGCCATGTACAGCCCTGGCGGCACGCATGAGATCCCCGACGCATTGTCACGCCACGGGAGTTCTAGGGAATATCCGGCCCACATTTCGATGCCGGCGGGGTGTACAAGTTCTGCGGTACCGGGCGTGCCCTGGTCCGTAGAAGGGTCACGCACGATGATAAGGCGGTCCATGATTATCCGAGACTGAGGGGTAGATGAAGTAATTTCACGGCGGCCAGGGTAACACCCCCAGTGGCGACATGCGAAACGGCAGAAACAATTCGGGCGCGCATCTGGCTCGTCGCCTTCTGCACAACTAGCGTCTGCAGCACTTCGTTGAGTTTATCGCCCATTTCTTTGCGACCCGCACGCATTTCTTCGCGCACTTCGCCGATCTTCTCGGTCAAGTGCGTATAGTTTGCCTGTAGCACGGCGATGTCGGTTTCAGTGGACACGATTATCATCCCACGAGGACTGCCGAAAAACTTGTTTGCGCATTGCCAGTAATCGGCAACGTCGAAGACGCGGTCCATGAAGTCGTCATTTTAAGTGTGTCTCCGACTTGCATGAGAATCGTGCTGCTGCACGAATTGCCACCGGGCTGCCCAGTGGGAATATTCACCGAGGCCCCGCTGATCGCACCGTATCGCGAACTCGAAATACTGATGCCGGCTGATTGCGTGCTACCTGACGTATTGCTCGTAGTGAATGAACTCGTCACGACATACCGACCTGGGACCTGGCAGGTAAAAATTCCGGTGCCGCTCGCGTATCCCGTGCCGGTCTGCTCGTCGACCGTGTTGAACACAATCGTTCCGCCAGATGCCAGCGTCGTGTTGTTCGACGACAGATGCGCGTGAAATCCAGGCTTGGCGGTATTGGCAGTCGTGCCGAGAATGATGAACGATGAATCATGCGCGGACCACATGACGGTCACCACGCCATTCAAAACAATCTCACCGCCCTGCAGCGCATTGAAGTACGGTGTCAGGATCGGTTGACCGCCAGAACTGTTCACAGCCAGCGTAGATGCCCCCGTGTTCGAATGCGCGGGGCGGAAGCGGTACATGGCGCCATCGGTCAGCGGAACTACCGCGGCCGGCGAATAGACCAGGGTGTAGGTATTTGCCCCCGAGCCGGTGTCGGTAGCGAAACTCACGGTCTGCATCGTGGTCAGCAGGTTGCCGAGAATCGTAGCAGTCGTGCCATCATCCACGGCATTCTGCCCCGTGATGTCGGCACTCATCTGTCCGAGCACGGCGGCCATGATTGACGCCTGACGCCACACTTTATTCAGCTGATTAGACTCCGCGATACCCGTTTGAAAGCCGGGCCCGAGGGCGGCAAGCGCGGCGTATACCGCCTGCGAGACGACGTTGGCGCCGCCAGCTACGGCGAACGGGAGGAAATCGTTGGATGCCATGGAGAAATCCTTAAGGTAGAGGAATTATAGCGTGGATCAAGTCACGGTAGCGGTGGCTGCCGGTAGGTCTGCGGATTCAAGAATCGGCGCAGCGCCAACAGAGGAAACGGTTGCGACAGCGGCGTCACGATCGGCACGTTCAAGTATGGCGGATGATCCTGTCGCGATATGCGAACCGGCGGCGGCCACGGTGTCAGAGCTCTCGTGGATTGCGCTTGATCCAGTGATCTGTTGCGACCCCGTGGAGAACGACACGACAATGTCGTTGCCTTCAGTGACTGCTACGGTAGCGGTGATCTTCGGCCCGAAGGATGTCACTCGATCTGAAAGTTCGCGAATCGTACCCGACAAAGTGCTTGCTGCCGGTAGATATGATTTACCGATGATACGATCATGGTTCTCGCGAATGGCGCCCGACATAAACACTGCCGGCGAAATCACGAATTGTTCGCTAGCCCACGAACCTTGATCGAAGCCTTGGATTACTGCGTCTTCGATATCGAACCCGAACAATGGTGCGAACGGAATGCCACCTGATCCTTGCGCAAAATAATGCGCAGTCACGCCGACGCCCGCGGCGACAACGTCGAGATAACCGCCCTTGTAGAGGGTCCCAGTGACCGCATTCGGAACCGGTCCAATCAACAGGAACGCAATTGTCATATCCTGGTGATCGATGATGTATTCGCTGTAACCGAGAGGGTTCCAGAATTGATTCAATACCGCCTCACCGCCGGGTACCGTACCGTCCCAATGATTCGCGGCCACGGTGGCATACAGCAATAGCCGGTATTCGTCATCAGGCAATTCGTATGCAACCGTGTTGGTGCCGCCGACGCCTACCGGGGCCCATGCGCCTTGATCGAAACCGAGACCCGTGGTGTCGAACGAGAAGAAGATGCCTGTAGGCGGCACTTGCACCACACGCGTCGGACCGATCCATTGCCCCGTAGTGTCTAGTTGTGAACCGACTGCGACATCGAGGTTGTACAAGTTCGGGAGAGCGTTAGTAACGTTTTGTTGATCAACGATAGGTTGTAGTAACGCTTGCATTACCGCGATGAAGTCGGGTTGCGAGAACGGGGCTTGCGGGAGTTGGGTCATCTTAGAAACTCCACAACGCAAGTTGGTTGTTTCGAATGAATGTACCGTATCCGTTCGACACCCACATAGCTCCAGGTACCGCTATCGGACTACCGCTGTACACCGACGCAAGCGTATCCAAAACCGTTGCCGTATTGCCATTCGTCAATTTAAGAATTGTCACACCATTATTGTTCGATCCGGATTGTAGCCATAGAGTTTGCAAATCGACATCTAAACAACCCTTAGGCTCATTGGGATCGCTAGGATCACTGTCTGCAAAATCTCCGCTTAATGCACCCACAGTAGGCACGTAAAGAGTCGGGAATGCGCCTGTTGATACTAGCGTCGCTGCACCCCCGGTGACTTTGACAACGCTCCACACATACGGTGCCGTATTAGATGCGTTTGCGGTAATCATCAAAATATGCGCGCCATCACTGCACGGATACACTGCTTTGATGAAAAATCCGCTAGGTACATTCGGGGCACCGCTTAGGGCTGGGAAGCAGTCGAAAAGATATGTGGCCGCGCCTGTCGAATAACCAGAGACAACGACTGCGTAGGCAGACGAATTGCTAGCATATCCGGTCGCTGCTGCGAGGAACCGAAGGCACACACTATTACCTTCTGTAGTGCCCATAGCCCCGTAGCCAGACGAACTAAGCGTGAATCCAGAACAGCTAGGTGCGTGCCCGTTTTGGCTTCGAGCCCCCCATGCTTTTTCAACTGCACCCTCCACAGTAGTCGAAACATATGCCCCCGTGGTGGCACTGTAATTATAAATATTACCGTCACCAGCAAGTTGCGCAAATGTAGTTCCGTAATTGCTACGGTCAACTATATTGATGCCCCCGGACAAACTCATTCCCGTGATCACTGGCCACAATGAGGTAGCTGTGGTGTATCCGGACGTAGCGAACGGTGGAGTAGTTACAGTGGTTTCAAAAATCTTGGATAGCGCACGCAACGAAGTAGTCACTGTGTCACGAGATTCGCGCATTGCACCCGACATCGCTACAGTAACTCCTGCTACGGCGACGACAGAGTCATGCCCCTCACATGCTCGCGATCTTGCGACCGGCGGTACAACGACAGGCGCACTCAGCGAGTTGTTGTGCTCCGGAATGATAAGCGACAGATAGGATTGCACAGTAACAGGCGTCGGCGCCGGAGGTGCGGCAAGCGAGGCAACATTCGGCACATTGATTGCTAGGATTGATTGCCCCGCGGCTGTTTGACTTCCACCGAGAGCCCACGTTGGCGTTAACGAAACAGAATATGTTCCAGCCGTCGTATATGTGTGTGTTGGATCCTGCAATACGCTCGTCGCACCATCACCAAAATTCCATGACCACGACACTTCTGTGTCGCCCGGTCCGGTAGATGTATCCGTGAACGACACTGGTGAATTCAATCGCGCAGGAATCGGCGACATCGAGAATGCGGTGGTGTATGCAATGAACGGCGCCGTCGGTGGTGCGAAGTTTGCGGTATAGACCGCATAGTTCGACAGGCGAACTTCGTCCATGTAGCCTTGAACAAATGATTCAGCGCTCGATGATCGACTGCCACCGATGGCGGCGTAAATCAAGCCTGACAAATTAGTTGTCGGTTGAGCGTATGTGGTGTTCGAAACGATGCCGTTTACATAAAGTTTCAAAACATTCGAATGTCTGACAAACGCTATATGAGTCCACGCATTGGCAGGCAATGCGGGGCCTGTAGGAAATGAGCCACCCCACGAAGTACCAGACGAATCTGTAATGTACGCAATGAGATTACCCGAACCATCACTGACAAAATCAATATAAGGATTGTTAGCCACGCTATTAAATTGAGCACCGGCCGCAGGCAAAATTTTACCAAACGATGCCCACGTAGAGCTACTGAAATTGTGGGTCCAGTAGGCTTGGAGTTCGAATGTCCAATCTGATTGCCAAATATCAAATGCGGCATTCGATCCGATTACTCCAATGGCACCGCCGGGAAATCCCGAGATTATGTTGCCACGATAGGACGACGGACCAAATTTCGCTTGTGTCGTCGACAGTACCGGCGAACCTTGATCGATCGTGAACGGTGTCGCATACGCCGACGAATCGACGAACGACGTGGAGTTGTTCGCCCCGTCGAAATGCATCAGCAGAAGCGTAGGACTGCTAGTCATTACGTCACCGTGACCACGACGTTAGCCGGCATGCAGAACGCGGCCGCGTTAAACGCAATCGGAATATTCACCATTCCGACAGGACTCGGCGCAAGTCCGACAGTGAGAGACGTGATGTAATACGTCGCGCCTGCGCCGGCCGAGTCGAGTTGCGCAGCAGGATACAGCTGCGAGTAAAACACTTCGCCACCGATCGGAAGAGATTCGAGAAATGCTGACACAGAATTTTGAATCAGCGTCGCCGTAGTGCTGGCATAGTTCGGCAACGCCTTAACCGTGATGCTAACGTAGACAGGAACCTCGGTCAGCACATCAAAGCGAATCGTCACCGGCAAACCCGAACCTGGATCAGTCACCGAGAAGGTTTCGGCACCGTACGTTCCGGTACCTTGGGATTTCGTTTGTTGAATCGTTTCGGCGATCGTCAGTAGATTGCCACCAGCCACAATGACGTCGATCGAGTGACTGGGTACGCCATTCGCATCTGTCACTGATGTGTTGTTCTCGTATACGGTCCATTGCGTCACGCCGGATAGTTGCCCGATCGCAGCGAAGATAGACGCCAAAGGCGAGCTCGCGGGCAATGCGACGGATCCTGCCTGACGCACTCGCAACGCCGCGTCAGTTTCGACAGGTGCCCCGACCTGGGCGATATGCACAGGATTGTTCACCGAGGCCCAACCCAATTGTGGAGTATTGATCACGTTCACTGTGTTCAGCGCTGCGCTGATCGCGCCGATCTGTTGCGCGGTAGCATTCACATCGATGGCGCCAGCGAACGGGATTGTGACCGCCGTCGGCAGATTCCACAGGTTACCGTTCGTGTCCTGCACGATGCCATTATTGAGTGTCGTGTTCGCGGTCCCCGTGATCGTCACAACGACCGTACTGTTCGTGGCCACATCGCGCGTCAGACCATTGATTCGGACCATACTCGACAGATTGGCACCTTGCGCGAATGACGGACTGAACGATTGATACGCGGTCACTACGGCGTTGTTCTGATCATTGATTGCGTTTGCGAAAACTGCCAGCATATTGCCGTCCTGACTGTCCGGAGAAATCACAGAGTCAGAACCATAGATCGACTGGAAACTAGCCTGCAACGATGCATAGACGTCGGCATACGAAGGAATAGTGATCCCCGCAGAAGTGATAGTCGGGCCGAGTGTGGCTAGCGGATAAGGTCCTGCCATGTTGCACCTGTTAGATCGAAACTGTCACCGGCTCTGTGCCGTAAATTGTGTTCAGAGTCACGCTGCAATGCCATTGTCGTTTGCTATCGAGCGACGACGAATAGGCCAAAATTTGATTCACGCCAGGCGTATTAACGATGGCAGCTTGAATCGCCACGTCGCGCGAGCCGGCGGTGCCGAACCCGAGCACTTGGGTGGTGTATGGAACCCCGACGTTCGAGTCGAGGAACCATTGCCCTTGCCATAGCCGCAGACGCGTCAGGACAGCTTGGGCGACGCACTGCGGACTGTTCACCAGGAATTGGGTTCTCCCGCTGAAAATCGTGCTGTCGCCGTCTGGCGTGAGTGCGCGGTACCGCATTTTTTATCCTATGCCACGGGGCCTGAAAGATCGCCACCGGTCTGAACTTCCGTATGCAAATGAGTCTCGTCAATCGGATGCCCGTTGGCACGAACAGTGCCAGTGAACACAGTGGCCGCCACCACATCCAGACTTGGCGCGGTGAGATCTATATCAGTGGCTGCCGTCATGTCGATGCCAGCCCCAGCTTGCAATTTGATGCTTCCGCCGGCAGTAATGTTAACGTCAGATGGCGTTACGATGTTCACTACGTGGCCGCCGGCAATCTCGATGTAAGCCTGGCCGTCGTCTGAACGCAATTGTACCGTAGATGTGCTTACCGCCGAGAGTACGTTCGGTAGCGACCGGGGACCCACCATGACGAAGCAATCCGACAGATCGTGCATCCGCAGATCGCCCTGCTGCACAATGCCGCCCTGGCCCCACCAACCATCGATACAACGGCTCGATACGTGGAGCAGACATTCATCGTTTGGCAGAATCGGAAACGTCAGGCTGAAGCCCCCTCCATGCGGGAATACCACGGGGCAATCGTTAATTACGGGGATGTTGATGATGATCGGATTGCTGGTGTTCGACAGCGGGTCGATCGTCTGAATCCCAATGGTGCATTGAACCTGACACGTCTGCCGCACAGCATCGTAGGATACGATGAACGCAGGCAGGCACGTCCAGATCTGTGCTTGACGACCATCGAGCGCGGCAGATACTGCCACACGAAGATCTTGAAATCGTTCACGCGGATCCATATCAATTGTCTCTAGGGGTAAGCTGTCTCGGATGTGCCGACGGGTCAATCGCAAGGCAGATCAGATTGCAGTACCAAGGTTGGCCCCGAGTGTCGCCTTCGTACTCGACGACATATACTCGATAGAATCCGTCACGCGAAGTGTTAGCAATAAGCTGAACCCCGGTGTATTGATTGTAAGGAACCTGCGCACTGTTGCCGCTAGCAAAAATAGTTTGGTTAATCAAACTCTCGTCGATCTGCACGAGACATCCGACAACGATGTTCGGATTCAGCAGAGTTTTGATTTTCACTCCTTGATCGGTCGCCTCAGGAATTCCGATCAATCCGGTGAACTGCGACAGCTGAATGATCGTGCTCGTGGTCAGGTAAGAATCGTATGGAATGACTTGGATGCGTCCGTTCTGAATCGACCAGGAACACTGCAGACGCGCGGCCGCTTGCTTGAATACGTCACGCGCCATGCCGAACATCACCTTGCCACGCTTGGCGGGAAGCACACCACCTGGCAGCTGATTCAATGGGGTGCTGAGCGTAATGTCGGGAAGATTGGCCCCTCCTTCGAACGCCTGCTTCTGCGCGATGTTCATAGCAGCTAATGCGGCGTCTACTTGTGTCTCGGGCGTATGGCCGGCAGCAAGTGTTCGACTGATGAAACTGTTGTTGTACGCCACGTCGCCGTCGGCGGCAAGGATGTCCAGATAGCTGGTCACCGCATCCGACTTGCCTTTTCTGAATTGCTTTATGGTGCCGGCGAAAATCACACCGAACGGATTCGGGGATACATACCCGGCTTGCAACGTTACCTGTTGGAACTCACCGATGATTTTATTCATCGTATCGGGTTTCAAATTATGAACGCGAATCGTTGCCGAGTTCGGGTGATCAACATCGGCCGCCTCAATGCGAAATGTGACTCGGGCCTGCGATAAGTCGATAAGGTCCCCGGCATTGTTGGTCAGCAGAAGCCCGAGTCTTCGAACAAACGTCGGTTCGGTACTGGTGGTCATGGCGTAGTCACGAAGAACAGATTACCATCGCTACCCAAGTTTACATATGTCGGTGGCGCATCAGTATTCGAGCTCGTCTGTGCGATCAGTTGGCCGCCGAAATTCAGATAACCGTACTGCGCGAGTAGGTCAGTGCCTGTCACGAGAGGGATGCCGGTCACCATAGGGATGCCATTTGCGTCCGCGATGTCGAGCACCCATGCGTTCGTTGCCTGGTTCGAATTCCAATAGACGCGCAACGTATACAGCACATTGCCAAGCGTAATCTGCAGCGTCTGCTGTGAATTCACGAGGGGGAATTGGTAAGCTGTAGACATCACTGATTCCCACGTTTGAAAGTAGTACCGTTGCGCAGTGCTTGCCGGCCGAGTAGAAAATCAGGATTCGTATTCTCGGGCTGCGCCTGCTGCGTGGCACTCGCACTCACGGAGGTTACCTGCGTCGTCACGAGAATCAATTGCCGCATAGTCAGTGTGACCATCAGGACATTGCGATTCTCTTTGTCGGTGATCGTCGATATTCCCTTGATCATCATGTCCTGATAGACACGCTTCGTGCTATTCACGGTGTAGAGCACGCGATTGGCTTGGCCTTGCAACAACTGATCGTATACCTGGGCCAGCGCATTCAAAAACATGTCTTGATCAGCATCAGCTGCGAGCTCTAGCAATTGTTTCGCAGTCCAACCCAAGTGCAGAGTCAATTCTGCCGGTCGTTTGAACGTGTGATCAGTGATCGGGGCTCCGACTTCGATAGGGTGATCGATGATCTCCATTTCGTCGTGATGCTGTTCTTCGATCGTCACTTGGAAATTGATGTTCGGATTGTTAGCAGAACCAGGTGCCGAACCGTTCGTCAGCACCTGGTCAGGCGCGAAGAATGATCCGGTGTTCTGCGGATACAGACCGGCCACCAGATGAGCCGGCGGGGTGAATGCGGTGGTGGTTGCGAGACTCATTACGATTTCCCAGGAGTGGCCAACAAGCCTCTCGTGTCGCGGGTCAGATCACCCATGTCGCGTCTATTCTGTTCGGCTGCAGATTTGCCAATCGTAGCGGCGTCGTTCCCGTGAATGTTTTGCGTGATGTTCTGCGTGACATTGACGTTAGCGCCGGCACCCGCGTTATCTCCACCACTCGGGTTCTTTTTCGACACCGGGGCATCCGCACCCATTCGACCAGCTTTCAGATTCCTACCGTAATGCTCCAGCGTGGTGTAAAGATGCTGTTGAGTTTCCTCAGGCATGTGCTGAAGCCAGTCGTCACCGAATTGCCGAACCATCTGACGAACATGCTCGGGTGTCGAATTTGTCGCAGCGATGGCTTTCTCGATATCCTTGAACTCATTGATGTTACGTTCGAGCATGCCCATTCCGGCTTCGGCATTTGGCGCTGTCTCCATCATCTGAGTCTTATTCGTATGGAGCGCGGCGAAGTTGCTCGGGTCAATCTGGAAACCACCGGTAGCCCCACTCTTGGGATTCACCATATTCTGACCACGGGAGGACTCTGTAGCCCACAGGGCATCCGCGAGTAACGGATCGACTCCGTGCTGCTTGGCGATGCGCGCGATAATCTCAGGGTCGTTTTCAGGCTTTGCTTTGGCAGTATCGAGCGCGGTCTGTTCTTCTTCTGTTTGAAATCCAGCACTCAGCGGATCCTGGAAATTACCACCCGTGGCCAGCGATCCTCCGAAACCTTGCACCAGCATATGCAAGTTTTCTTCGATCGCCTTCATCACGGTATTCACGGTGGGCATAAGCACGACCGCCAACTGCGATCCGATCGCGCCGATATCGGCGCCCATCTTGCGGAGATTGTTGTTGAACTCGGTGGACTTCTCGGCGAGATCGCCCATGTTCACGCCAGACTCTTTTAGCAGCGCGACTCGGTCCGCCTCGATCGCGGCGATCTTGTCGATGTTTTTGACTGCCGTGTTGAAGTCTCGCTCGCTCATTCCGAACACGAGATTGGCCTGCTGCGCAGCGACGGCATACGATCCCGTCTTCGCCATGTCGGCCAGCTTTTTCATGATCGCCATGGCGGCCTCGGCCTTGTCCATGGATGCAGTGTCGATGCCAAACATGTTCGACACGAATTCGGTCATTCCCGGATTCGCACGAAGATTCTCGGCCAATCCTTCGATGAATTCAGTACTCTTGCCCGCGGCAAAACCGGCGCTTTGAAACGCGCCTTCCATGGCTTTGAGGTTCGTGACTGATGCGCCGGTACGCTGCGAAATGTAGAACAGCTTCTCCATTCCGTTGGCCATATGCTCGACGAATTTTTCGACGGCGAAGCCCGCTCCGATCAGGGCCGCCCCAACGCCCATCGCACCTTTGGCAGATCCCGTCAGCGCATTGCCGAACTTCTTCATGCCTGCTTCGTCGATCTTGAAGCCGAGGCCGATCAGAAACTCTTTGATAATTTCGGAATCAGTCGTTGCCATGGTAGTACTCTTGAACGCGTCTTTGATTTTCGGCTCGAACGTCAAGGGCCTCGTTCATTAGGAATATGCGGTACAGATCTAGAGTACCATCCCAAAGGCTCTCTTCGCGACACATACCTTCGATGACAGGGCGGTAGATGAAATCCTCATTGCCGGCCATCGAAACGAACTCTATGTCGTCAGAGGCCCCGCCGCCTCGCCTTTCGAAGGGGCGACGAGGAGCCCCTTGAAAAAAGGCTGGAAATTTTCCATCAGGACTTCCCACGTTAGTCGCAGCAGCTGCGGCATGTCGAAGTCCTGGTACATCATCGTCGCGCCCCGCATGACCGGGAAGCTCATTCCGCGTGCGTCATCTTTGACTCTAATCACGGAAAGGCATTTGTTGATGACATAGTCCAACTGTTCGTCGGGCAGAGTAGAAAGCGTCTCAGACATGGCCATGACCATATCCAGCTGGTTCACACCGCCCGGCGTGCGCATAACTTGCAACACCGGCTTCATGATCGGCATCACGCGGCGAAACACATGTAGCTGTTCGAACGCGTTCAGTTTGCCGATCTCAAATGTCTTGCCGTCAATCGTCGCTTCAGTGGCCATGATTAGGCCGCCGCTCCGAGGATCCAGTCACTGACGCCGACCAGGAACGTCCAGTCGACCATCTTGCCCGCTTTGTCAAAATCGATACGCGGCACCTTCTCGAACGCCACGTCGGAGCCTGAGAATTCGTCGCCAGTGGCGGTTTGCGTAAGGGAGATCACGTTGTCACCCCACAGAGCGCCACTCGACCGTTGAAACTGTACCGTAGCCATCAGAGCCGCGTTGATTGGGGAGGTCTTCAACAGGTGCAGCGTTACGCGAGCACCTTTCGTGGCCTGCAGAACTTGCATGGGGGTACCGTCACCACCGATGACCATGTGGCCGACATTGTCGACCTGCTCGATCGTGATGCCCTCTTCGGCAAGACCTGCACCGTTGCCGATCGGGATGCTGACGCCAGGACCCGAAAAGGTAGCCTGGACGTCAATGAGGGAGTAAGTTGCCATGTGTAAATCCTCGTTACTGGTTGACGGTCACGGCGAGGTTCACGGTCTGAACCGCGCCGGCAAGCTTGATCGCGACCTGAATCGGAACCGACTTGCGCGCGAGGCGATCGGTAGGATTCTGCGTATTCACGGAAGGCGCGAAGATGTAGTAACCGGTCGGCATGAAATCACCTTGATTCAATTGACCGAAGCCACCCACATTCCACACGCCCGGCGCGATGAATCCGTTGTTCACGTACTGGATACAATCGGCCTTGATCACGGTAGTGATCTGGTGCGTACCGGAGTCAGTCTGCGGGATTTTCGTCTGCGACAGATACAGCAGGTTGTAGATATCCGTCTGCAACTGGATCGCGAAGTTGTCCGATCCGATGAGGACGTCGGAGTACAGATTCGACGCACTGACGAAGGACTCTAGAATCGCCGTGTTGTTGTTGTACGCAGCGAACACATTAGCATTGAAGCCCTGCAACGTCGCCAGCTGAGTCACATTCAGGTTCTCCGCGGCGATCAACGGTTCCTGCTTGTACATCAGCGTGATGGTCGTGTTGTTCCCGCCGTAGTTCGTGGTCAGGATCCGAGCGAACGCACTGGTGATCGCGTACGGACTCGTGCTCGAATACTGCGTGTACGTGCGATTCAGTTTCAATGCCTTCAACAGATACGCGATGTTGGCCGTGTCCGAAGGATTGTTGATGATCGCGCCTTCGCTGGTCGTCACGCCGTAGATGTGCTTGTTACCTGAGCCCTCGATGTAGCTGGCTACCGCAACGTGATCTGCATCGCTATTTATCGTCGGCATGGTCAGCGCGAACCACGTCTGACCGAACATGTTGTCGAACAGGGTTGCGGCACTCACAGCGCTTTCGGCCACTAGGCCGACCGCTACATACGCGCCACTGCTGGTCGAACGACCTTGCAACGTGCTGGAGATATCCGTGCCAGTCGTACCTGCCGTCAAGAACGACACGGTGCTGCTCGCCCCCGTGGTCGGCGACGTGAACTCGAAGCGCCCGAAATTGGCGTTGTAAACCACTACCACCGAATCAGACAGTGCCGTACGCGCTGCGGCTTGAATCACTGCGGCTACGCCGGACAGGCTCAGCGCGCCGGCAAACGGACTGGTTGCCATATCGACGTTGATCACGGAACCGCCATCGACTGCGACTTTGAAAGACGCCTCGCTAAGGGCGGTCCAGTAGCTCAGAAGCAATTGGGCAGGAGCGAGCGGGGCGCAGATCAATTGGCCTGCGGAAGCACTTTGAACCCATCGGCCGATCGCGATTTCTGTCGGTTGCGGGGTTTGGGCGAACCACAGATTAGCGGCCAGATACTCGGGTGCGTTAGTACCGAAGTCGGCAGCGACACCGCCGAGGGTGGCGTAGTAGCGGACGCGGGTGACAGGATCGATCACTGCGCTATTGCCAAGCACCAATTCTACGGACGTGTTCTGAGCCTGCGCAGCGGCCGGCGACAGATTGACCGAAACCTGAATCAGGGCGTCAATGGAAAGAGTTGCGGGCATGCTGGACTCCCAATCAAGTGTGCGTCGCGGTAGCAGACACAGTATCGAACTTTTCAATCACCGACATCATCCCAATCGGTGGCCCAAACACTGAAGCCACGGCATGCACGATGTCAGAACTTTCGTTTATCGACGCGTCGCCGTCGGGCTGCAACACCACGATCGTCGTCGTGTACGACTCATTGTTCACGGTCACATTAGCGGCGACCAGATCCAGAATCGCATACCAACGGACAATCTGACGTCGTATTCTAACAGGCAAATCCACCCGATAGAGCCAGCGCTCCTTCGTGAGAGAGGGTACTGTCCTCAGATCTCCGGTGTCGACCAGGCTCGCATTCTGAGTGTTCAGGATGGCCAGATTCTGCGGAATGTAAAGTCCGTCACGCAGTAGCGCAGCATAGTAATCGGCAGTGCCATCAGGACTGTAGAATGAGACAAGAATTTCAAGCGTCTCGTGTGTCTGAAATTCGTCATGTTCGGGGATGTTGCCGGTCGCCGGCACATGTTTGATGAATGCGAATTTCGGATTGCTACGTTTCGTCACACCAAATGCGGCCCAATTGCCGACGGGCAGATTCGCGACATCCGGAAATTGCCATCGCGGGAAGAACGATGTCCCCGGCATCCCCGTGATATTGACGAAGATCTGCTGCAGGAATCGAAACAGATCCTGCCCTTCGAGTGGCGCGGGTGCGTTGTACGGGAGAAGATAGCCACCGGTGGCCGACGTGTTCATGACTGCACCACCGAATCAATTCTATCGACGCTTGTAGCCACTACGCGCACCCAGCCCGGACCGAATCGGTTCCAGGGAAGTACCTCGATGACCATGAACGTATCCCCGCTCCACAGCAGCAGATCAGGCTGACGCTGAGTCGAGCCGGACTGCGCAGCACTGTTCAGCAATGCCTTCGTGAATATCACGATAGTGCGGGTGCCACGTTGCATTTCTGGCACTCGACGCAGATCGCCAGGTTTGGCCGGCGTCACCACCCCGAGCACGTTGTGCGTGGTCGTATTGCTGGTCGAAACCTGCCCGAAATTGTCGACCAACTGCACGCGTTGGACGACAGCAAACCTGTCGGTAAATTGCGGATCCGACAACATGATGCTCGGGTCGATAAACGGCCCGGCCATGACATTACACCACTGCGATGCCGGTCGTCACATCGATCCAGCTGGTACCGTTCGAAAAACAGGCCGAGCCAGTGACATGGGCGCCGGTCGCATTCGACACATAAATCATGCCGCCCGCCGTACCGACTGCAGGTAGTGCCGTTTTCAAATACGACGGCAGCAAGAACTCGGTAGTTGCGCTGAGTGAACCAGGGGCTACAACTGCCGCCGGAAGCGTCAGGGTCACCACACTGCCAACCGTGGTTGCGGTGATTTGATTCGCGGTACCGGCGACGGAAGAGAACGAGCTCGCGCCGAATTGCGTCAACACACCTTGCGCGTTTTGAATGCCGTACGGAACACCGTTGTTCAATACCAGCAATTGCGGTTGTCCGACGATGCCGAGATCGATGTATGCCAATGCCATTTCGTTCTCCTACTGGTTCGAAACCAGATCTGTACGTTCGCGCTTCTGTTTCTCAGAACGCTTACCAGGATGCGAGCCCGGTGTAAACACTCCCGCACCATTGCGGGGATGCTCGGAATTCTGTAGTGGTTTTCCTGCCCCGTGACCGAATTGACCCCGGCCTCCGCGCGGATGCTCCTTCTGATCGAAGTCGAGCGTCCGTACACTGTCACCGTGATGGATATGAACTTTGACCATGGCATCACAGCATTGGGTTATCGGCTTTCGCCTTCTCATGCGCGGCCTGGCGCGCGGCCTCGACCGCTTCTTTCGAATGCTTCGCGGCATACGCGGCCGCTCCGGTCGCGGGGGTATTCACGCGGGCTGTACCTGTCGACGTCGCAAATTTGCCGCCGGCACGCTTATGCTTCGCCTCTTCGAACGCGTCCGCGACGTGTTGTCCGAACATGCCGGCACGTAGATGTAAATGGATGTGGGTGGCCATGATCGGTCTCAGGTTTTGTTTCTAACAACGTATGTTACCGCGTTTCTCATTTCCGCCTCGTCTACCAGAGTGTTCGTTCTAGTCACCCCGCGCGCCCGGCGATCTGCCAAGGTCCGTTCAGCCAAAGGCGGCGGGGTGTTCGAATTGATTTGTTCCTTAATTGAATCGGCCGCCACGATGCCGGCAGCATTCAAACCTATCTCGATCCCTTGCGCATTTCCAGCTATGGCCGATCGCGCCACTGCCGACATGTGTTTGTTAATCGCCTCTTGCGCAGCCTCGATGCCCGGCATCATAGTCGGGCGTGCGGGAATGTTCGCCTCGGGGGCACCGAATTCGTTGATATACAGTCGCGCTGCGTTATTCAAAGATTCAGGATCCTTTTCACGATCCGCGTGATCTGCCGGAATTCCCACAACGACCTCGCGTTGTACAAGGTCGTATAGGGCCTGTATAACGATCTGAGAACGATCCGTCGTCTGTGATGCCCCATTGCCGCCCACAACCCTGAATGCGTTGCTCAGGCTCGCTACAAGCCCGCGCATAGCTGATTCGTCGAATGCGCCGGTTGCCATGACTACCCCGAGAAGTCTTCGAAGCGAGGCCCGGACCAGGCAGCCCCCATCGGCGAAAACACCCCTGAATTGAACTGCTGTCCTGGCGGTGTGAATCCAGGGGGCGACTGCAGTGGTCCCGAACCAAATTGCCGGGCCATGTGCAGGAGAAGCGTCCCGTATCGAGTGCTGGCGAACGGGCCGTCTTCTGCGTGCGCGCCCATCGCGGTGTCATAAGCGATCGTGAGCTCACCGACCGTCTTGCTGGAAATCGGCCCTATCGTCATTCCTGGAGGCGCGCCATTGCTGCCTTCGGCCGTAGATAGCCCTTGCATCGTGAGATTGTGCGCCGTGTACAGCTGCGCGCCAAGATCGATCGCGACATTCCAACGTCGAGACGGCAGCAGTATATAGGCGTACTGCAGCCACAGATTCACCATCGAATCCGGGTAGATAGTGGTCGACTTGAATTCCGGGAAATTAGCCCGGAAGCCTGGAACATCGATAGCCATGGTGTTACTTCAAAAAGTCGGCCGCGCGAAGTTCGGCTTCTGTCCAACCTGCAGCTAGGAAGTCCACAATGGATACGCCTTGGGCTTTCGCCGTCATGCGGGGATCTTGGACCTTGCTGTGCGGGGCAGTGCCGCCATGCGGCTGATTGTGGGGATCCACACTCGGGGCCACTTTGTGACTGGTAGGCAGTAACGACATTTCTATCTCCTGAAAGTGAAAGGGCCGGGGTTTGCCCCGGCCCTTTGATGGGGCTTCCATCGATCTCTGAATTACACCCCGTAACGCCAGCCTGCGGTTTCCGGGTACACGACTTCCACGACGCCAAGGCGGCAGAAGTAGGTCGTCATGTGCCAGATGCCCGAGTATTGGATCGGCGTGCGCTGGAGCGTCGTCATCGGATAACGGACCCGGTTGTACTGCTTCGTGTAGCAGAACATGACATCGTTCGAGCTCGTCTTCGTGCCCGGTACACCGAAGCTTGCCGCTCCGACGCCAGCATTCAGACCGACCAGCCATTTGCACGGGAAGATCTGCAGACCGCCGCCCTTTTGGGCGCGGACGGTGATGTTGTTCTCTTCCAGGTACTTCAGGACCGACACATTACCGGCATTCGAAACCTTCTGCGTCGAGATCAGACCAAACACGACCGGCGGGAGCAGCAGGCGGTTCGGCATCACTGCCCACGCCGAAGCGGTCCATACGCTCGTGATGAGTTCGTTCACGTCGGCCAGCATTTCGTCGGCTTGCTTGCTCGCCCACGGTGTGTAGCCGCTGGCACCCGTCGCCACGATCTTGTTGTTCGTGATCAGCGAGGAATTGAGCAGACCGGTGTCGCCCGTGCCGAGGTCACCAACGTACACTTGCTCGTCGATGTCCATCTGATGCTTCAACTGCAGGAATTCGAATTTCTGCTGGTCGACAGGACGACCCGTCTTCGCAGCCGATTCAAGTTCCATGATCGTGAACTTGACTTCTTGTTCCCAAATCCGCAACGGATTGGCGATCTTCGCGATGTCGAGCGATTGGCTGGTCACCTGATTGGTGGTCTTGCCGGCCCACGACTTACCACGACCGACACTGTTGCCAGTGCCGAGGCCGCCCGGCGAACCACCGGTCGACAGCGTGTAGGACGAAAGCTCGTCCGCGATCGTAACGTCGGAGCGCAGATCGATGTCACGGTGCCAGGTGACCGAAGCCAGCGGCATGTGCAGCGTCTGATCCAGACGTTCGAGTTCTCCGACCATGAACGCGCCGGTCGAGTCGACCGTACGGATCACGGCACCCTTGCTGTCACGCACCTTGGCAGGCGTGGTCAGCATGTAACCCTTGATCGGGTCCAGGACGAGATTGGTCATATCCATTGCAGTTTCCTTCGTGTTGTGCCGTTGGGCTCAGATTGATTAGTCGACCAGGACGATTTCGGCCACGCCGAAGCTGTCCGCCCCGCCCATCCAATAAGCGTCATCAACGATCAGCTGATTGGTGGTGTAGGGATCCTGAACCGATTCGAATCCACCAACCGGCAACGTCGTGAACGCGGAGGGGGTCGTCGCAGTAGTCACTCGAACATACACCGTGCCGCCGAGTACGGAGGTCGCGGCATACGTGCCTGTGGGTTGGTTCTGAGCAACGAGGATCGAACCTTGGGTCAGCACGTCAACCACTTGGCCGGCCGTCGGGCCGCTAGCGTTGAACGCAGCCGCGCCAAACGTCTCGCCCGAGCCATTGTCTTGCGTCGGGTACGGACGAACGGTCACGCCCACGATGTCGACGGAAGTGGCACCCTTGCCGCTGTCGTCGGTATGATCAACTGCACGCACGGTGTTCGTCGCGCCATGGAACAGAACGGCTTGACCGAACAGAGTTGCGGGGTTCGAGCCACTGGCGTCATTCATGAACGCGCGGATCGAGCTCGGGTGAATACGGGTAACATCACCGGGAGAACCGGCACCCATGCGGTACGTGAAAGCGGCCATGATTGATTCCTTGTCGTGTCGTAGTCAGTTGAAAATTACTCGGCGGCTTGTTGCTTTGCCCAAAAATCTTCGTTCATGCGCTGCACGTCGGCCGTCGACATGGGGCTGTAGGAAATGGTATTCGTTGCGCCCAATGAGGCGGATGCATCGCTAACTCGCTTGGCATTGGCTGCAACTTCTTCCGCCGTCATACCGCGGAGAGACGCCGTGCTCAGCTGGGCTTTGCGAACCGCGACCGCGCCGCGGAACGCAGAAGTCACGTCACGGCAGCTGCAGTCAGCGAAATTGGTCGTACGCGTGATTTGCGCCAGAACTGCTTGACCTTCGGTCGACGCGGCAAACGCCGTCAGCGCTTTGCGGCGCATCCCGGTGATCGCAGCAAGACCTTGCGTCGGCGACAGCGCGCTGTCGAAAGTCGGGATCGAGATAGTGGGGGACAGAACGGCGGCGTCAGCCAGTGTCTGAGCAAACGAGTCGACCAGCATCACGGAATCTTTGGCCTTGATCACGGCGTCGCCGGTTGCCTGAGGCGCTTCTTCTTTGAGTTCGCCCTCGATTTCCTTGTTGGCCTTCTCATGCGCGGGCTCGTCACCTTCTTTGCTGTCAACCATCGTGCCGGCGGTCTTGGCTTCTTCCGACATGGCATCCAGACTCTTCTTGATTTCGGCGAAACCATCTTCGCACGTCTTCTTCAGATGCTCGAACGAGTCATCCATGCCCTTGATCTTCTCGTGGAACGCGGTATTCGCTTCCGAGTCTTGGAAGAAAACCTTCTCGCCAAACATGCTGGCCGAATTGTCTTTGGCTGAGTCCACGCGTGTATCTCCTGTTTCGGGCAGCCCACCTTCGGGCTTCGTCGTTTCCGGTCCACCCAAATGGATATGGACGTGTGTTTCTGATTCCGGGTCGCCGGTAAGCTTCATGACTTCGTCGCTGTCGTCCATGGCGGCCTTCATAGCCTCCTTGTCGTCACGCATGACGGCGTCTTTCATTCGCTTCATCCAATCGGCAACGCGCATAGCAGAATCTCCGGTCTTCGTGGTTGTTTGCACACCACAGGGAGGAAGTATATCAGCACATTCGCAGGTAGTAGGTACCCCCCACAGATCGAGCGTCTGTAGTGGCGCAGCTGAATCTTTAACTGAGCACACTCCGGATCCGCAACGACCCTCTTTGTGTCGCAAGAACGCAACATGGTTGATGCGAATGTTGCGCTGCGCTGCGCGGCCTGGTCCGTAGATCTGGTATTGCGATTCGTAGCCACATGACAGATCCTGCTCCGGATCCGCTTCGATAGCTTCAATCGCCTCGGGACTTTTGAACACCAGATCAGCAAACAACAAATGGTCTTCGACACCTTCGCCGCGACGCACGTTCTGCATGTGCCCGTGTGAAAGCATCTTCCAGTTGCCGGGAGTCACATCGACACCTGGATGATCGTCGACGATGTCTTTACCTTCGGCGCTCGCTATGGCCTCAGGCGAGAACACTTCCTCTGCATCACGTTCGACGCGAATGATCCCGTTAGGATCCGCCGGCAGATCGACTTCGTTATGGCTATACAGCTGGAACCCAGTGCGCGCGATAGCGCAGCCGGAGATAACGAGGAAACCTTCCGGCGTCTTCGCTTTCCGTTTACTGAGTTTGATCGGCGTGTAGAACATGGCGATTTACAGAATTGTCCACGCATCCGCGGCCGCGCCGGCAAACAGAATTTGACCGATCGGACCGTTGTAATTCAGCAGCAGCGTGCCCGCCGTCGTTGCGGTCGGAGACAGCGTGACAAAATTCACACCATCAGCACTGATCTCGATTGCACGGCCAGCGTTGGTCGAATTCAACTGAATGCTGAACGGGGGCGAACCTGCACCCACGCCAACGGCTACCGTGCCGCCGGCAGGCAATGTTCCGTGCATGAAAGCGTATGGCGTATCCATCAAATATTCTCCGCGACAATGAGGCGAAAGCCCCGAGTGAATTCACGATTGTCGGCAGTGACGATCGTGTTCGATACGAAATATGTTCCGGCCGTCGGAGTGGTGATCCACGCAGTGTTCACGTTGGTTGGATTGTTGACCGATACCGCGCCAAGTGTTACGCCGGCCGGGAGATTCCACACTGAGGTCTTGATCTGATCGGACGGGACACTGCCCAAGCTGGCTAGCAGTAGCGTCCAATCGATGCTGTAGTCACGGTCGTCAGTCGGCGCAGCCAGAATGAACCAACCGTTCTCGTCACGTTGGAAACCATTCGGCGTGTTCTCATTCATCACTCGACCTCTAGTACGGCGGGTTCGGGGGGCAATTGAAAAGTGGTCGGCTCTGCCGGCAATTGAAGGGTCATTTGCCCCTCTCCATCAATCGTCATTCGGGAAATTTCAGCAAGCAGGGCCAGCGTAGCGGGTTCGGCAGGCAGAAATAACGGTACGTTAGGATTATACGCGCGAAGCGATGCGACGAAGGACTCGCTCCGTTCCAGTATCGCTGCGTGTCCGATGACCGGCGTGGTGACTGTGCTCGATGCTGATACCCGATCATGTGTTTCGACGATTGCGGATGACCCGCTCGCAATCACGGAAGATGATACGAATACGCGATCATTCGACTCACGAATTGAAGCGAATCCAATGGGTGGCGATAGTGCAATAGCGGTGGCGGCAACCTGATCATGACCTTCAGTGATTGCAGCACTGCCTGTAGCAGTAACCGCACTCGTGCCTACAACTCGATCGTGGGTCTCAGTGATAACCGCATTGCCAGTAGCGGTGATATTTGCTGACGCCGAAACATTGTCGTGAGATTCAAGAATT